TAAAAAATCCAAAGTTGTTGAACGAACAAGGAGAACTAGGACTTTCAGACGTAAACTACTATTGACATTACCCCCTATTTTTGTTATGATATTTAAATGAGGTTTTATACTAATATTACTCAGTGGGGAAATAATCTTCTACTGAGGGAAGTTGTAAACGGTGAACGAATAAACCGCAAGGTTAAGTACTCACCTATACTATATGCTCGTGTTGCAAAAGAGACTGAATACAAAACTCTTGAAGGTAAGTATGTTGCTCCTATAAAACACGAGACTATCAAAGATGCGAAATCGTGGGCAGAAGGTTACAAAGACCAGCCACATCTAATTTATGGCAATACTCAGTTTGCATATAACTATATCGCAGATGAGTATTCTAACGAAGTGTCTTGGAATATCGATGAGATACTTATCGTTACAATTGATATCGAAGTTGAATGTGAAAACGGGTTTCCAAAACCAGAAGAAGCAAATGACCCTCTGTTGTCGATTACAGTAAAGAATCACCAGAACAAAAAGATTGTTGTCTGGGGTATCGGTGATTTTGAAAACATTCGTGACGATGTTTCCTATGTCAAGTGCGACACAGAGAAACACTTACTGCAATCCTTTCTCACGTTTTGGGAACAACACAAGCCTGATGTTATTACAGGTTGGAACACAGAGTTCTTTGATATTCCTTATATATGTAATCGTATTCTGAATCAGTTTGATGAGAAGGAACTTAAACGTCTATCGCCTTGGGGCGGTGTATTTTCTCGTTCTGTTTATCAGATGGGAAGGACACATCAGTTGTATGACATTCAAGGTATAGCTCATCTTGATTTCTTTGACTTGTATCGTAAGTTTACTTACATCAATCAAGAGTCCTATCGACTTGACCACATTGCATTTGTCGAGTTGGGTGAACGTAAAGATGGTAATCCTTATGAAACTTTTAGTGAATGGTATACTAAGGACTACCAATCTTTTATAGAATATAATATAACAGACGTTGAACTGGTTGATAAACTCGAAGATAAGATGAAGTTGATTGACTTGTGTTTGACGATGGCTTATGATGCGAAGGTTAATTATATTGATGTTCTTGGAACGACTAAGTATTGGGATATTCTAATTTACAATCATTTGCGTAAAAAGAATATAGTGATTCCTCAAAAGAAGAATCATGAAAAATCTGAGAAGTATGAAGGTGCTTATGTAAAAGACCCGATTGTGGGTATGCACAAGTGGGTAATGTCATTTGATCTGAACTCTTTGTATCCACATTTGATTATGCAATATAATATTTCGCCAGAGACACTTATGGGTTCTCCTTTCAAAAAAGATAAGGATATCACTGTAGATAAGATGTTGGATGGGGAAGTCAAAGACTCGATAATGAAGTCATTAAAAGATAGGAATGTAACTCTTACACCTAATGGTGCATTGTTCAAAAAGAATAAGAGAGGGTTTCTTCCAGAGTTGATGCAAAGTATATATGATGATCGTGTGAAGTATAAACGATTGTTGTTAGAGACTAAACAGGAATATGAAAACACAAAAGATCCTAAACTCGAAAAGGACATTTCTAGATATGACAATATTCAAATGGCCAAAAAGATTTCTCTCAATAGTGCTTATGGTGCCATTGGTAATAGTTGGTTTCGTTACTACGATTTGCTGGTTGCTGAGGCCATTACCACTTCTGGCCAGTTATCTATTAGATGGATTGAACGTTCTCTTAATCGGTATCTTAATAAAACTCTTAAAACCGATGACTTGGATTACGTCATTGCGTCAGACACAGATTCAGTTTATATTACTTTTGACAAACTCATTGACAAACTCTATCCAGAGAAACAAGACACTGGAGAAATTATCAATTTCTTGGATCGTCTTGCTAGAGAGAAAATTGAACCGTATATTGATCAAAGTTATCAGGAACTCTCTGAATACATAAACGCATACGAACAAAAAATGCAAATGGCTCGTGAGGCTATAGCCGACAAGGGAATCTGGACGGCAAAGAAAAGATACATTCTAAATGTTTGGGATAATGAAGGCGTTCGATACAAAGAGCCCTATCTCAAGATTATGGGTATCGAAGCAGTCAAGTCATCAACCCCAGCTCCCTGTCGTGAAAAGATTAAGGATGCACTCAAAATTATTATGCATGAAGATTCAAAGGTGTTAAACACTTTCATACAGGATTTTAGATCAGAGTTTATGGAAATGAAACCAGAAGAAATTGCATATCCTCGTTCAGTCAATGGAATTAATAAATGGACTGAATCACATAATCTATTTAAGAAGGGTGCCCCCATACATTGTAAAGGAGCTATACTTTACAATTATCTTTTGAAAAAGAATAACCTCACTCACAAATACCAACTGATTCAAAATGGCGAAAAAATTCGATTTTTACATTTGAAGGAACCAAATCTGTATCAATCAACATCAATTTCTTTTCCAACACAGTTACCAAAAGAATTTGACTTTGCCTCCCTAATCGATTATGATACTCAATTCGAGAAATCATTTGTAGAACCGTTAAAGTTTATTGCAGATAAAATTAAATGGAAACTCGACATGAGTTATGGAAGTCAATTAACATTAGAAGGATTTTTTGCGTGAACCAAGAACTATATGACTTACTCAAAAAGAATGTAAACCATACAGGACTTCCCGTTATAGGAACCCCCTTGTTTTTACATACTACCGAAAAATATGGTAAAGAAGAATTTCGGAAAACACTTGCAGAATATATTACGAATGAAAAACCACCGTATCCACTAAAAGAATTTGATATGGAAAAAGTAGTTGATGTTTTTCATAAATTACACAAGGCAGATTTTACAAAATATATTCACTTTCCTACTAAAGAAGTTATAGAAAAATATGATGATTACAAATATTCATATGAAAAATATGGTTTAGGATTGATAGATGGCCCTAGTACATTTAATTATTGTGCAGATGCATTTATGAATGATTTAAGAATGGAATGTGGATCTTATGGTTTTAAATCTCCAGTTCAAAGATGGAATGAAGGTGATAATATTTGGGGTGCGTTTGGGCCTATCTGGAGAGGCGTTAATGATAAACAAGAATTAATGCCCAATACTTATACTATGTCCTTTAGACTTGGAACTTATATTGCAACACAGTTTAAACCGATTGTTGCCAAAACAATTTATGAAATGTCTGATGCAAAAACTGTTTTAGACACTTCTATGGGTTGGGGTGATAGGCTGACAGCATTCTATGCTTCTAACGCAACTCATTATATTGGTTGTGACCCCAATCCAAACACATTTAAAAGATATCATAAAATGATAGAATTTTGGGATAAACTAACAGGTGGTAAAAAGACTACACAGATTTATAATTGTGGTGCAGAGGACTTGCCTTGGGATGAGATTAAGAACGTAGATTGTGCATTTACATCACCACCATATTTTTCTACGGAAAGATATAATGAGGGTGGTGAAAAAGAAGAGCTGCAATCTTGGTTTAAGTTTAATGAATATGAATCTTGGAGAGATAATTTCTATCTTCCAGTTTCCCAAAATACTTTTAATTCATTAAGTGATACTGGTGTTATGATGATTAATATTTTAGATCCAAAAGTGAAAGGTAAACGATATCGTTCTGGTGATGAACTTGTAGATATGTTGTTACCAAATTTTATGGGTCAAATCGGTATGAGGATTATGCAAAGACCTCAAGGTAAGTCTGTATTTAAAGATGAAGATGGTAACTTTGATAAGGCTGCGATGGATGAATTTATGAATAAAATATACATTGAGAATATATGGTATTTTGGTAAAGATAAAAATAAGGATATTTTTAGACATATAAAAAGAGGAACCCTTGAGGGATTTTTCGCATAATGGAATATAACAATGAATTAACTCCTGTTGAAGAATATAATGGAATTTTTTTTAAGAGGGATGATTTATATGCTCCATATGGTGAAAATTTTATAACTGGTGGAAAAGTTAGACAATGTAGAGATTTAATAAAAACTAATCTTGACTATATTAATAAAGAATGTGATGGGTGTATTGCAACCGCGGCTGGTGTTGCATCACCCCAATCACCGATTGTAAGTAAAGTTGCAGAAGAATTTGGATTAAAATCTATTATTGGTTTTGGTAAGACTACAATAAAAAAGGCACTTAAATATAAAGGAATGTCTATTTGTGCTGATTTAGGTTCTGAACTTATTGTTTTAACTAAAGCACCACCATTTAATAATGTTCTTTACTCATCCTTAGATAAGATTGCAGAAAAAAGACCAATGTTTAAAGTATTATTTGGATATGCAGCTCAAGAATATCGCTCATCTATTATTGGAAAGATTGCAGAACAAGTAGAAAATATAGAATGTGATACATTATATGTTCCTATAGGAAGTGGTATGACATTTACTGGCATACTTGAAGGGATTAGATTATTTCAAAAACAATTTAAAGTGGTTGCATTACAACCATTTGGATTTGATAGAAAAAAAGATATACACAAAAATTTAGAGGGTATGTCATGGGAATATGAATATGATTATCATATTGGAAAATACCCTTACCAAAAATTATTGAAAAAAAATGTTGGATTTGAATTAGATATGATCTATGAATCTAAATCTTTTGAAATGATGGAAGGACTAATAAATAAAAATGAGAACTCATGTTTCTGGTGTATTGGAAACAGCAATTGTATAAGATAGGTGAAAAATATGGTAAATGATTTTTTGAAAGATATAATTAAGGTGACTGGCAATGAATACGCAAGTCTTGTGAGTGACGGTGTAGGAACATCGGATGTCGAAAGTTTCATAGATACGGGCTCATATGTTTTCAACGCACTACTTAGCGGTAGTATTTACGGAGGACTGCCAAGCAACAAAATATGTTGCATAGCGGGCCAGAGTGCAACTGGAAAAACGTACTTTCTATGTGGCATCGTTAAACACTTTCTCGATGCGAACCCTGATGCTG